AAAGCTGCATTGGCATTTGCCGCAGCTGGCGCAGCTATTGGCGCATATGCAAAGGTGGCAATCGAGAATGCCGCAGCTGATGAAAAAGCACAGCGCAATCTTCAACTGACAATTGAAAACACAACATCGGCAACGGCAAAGCAAATTGCTGGCGTTGAAGATTACATCAGCAAAGTTTCGCTTCAAATCGGTGTCACCGATGATGAACTTCGCCCAGCTTTTGGACGATTGGTTCGATCCACAAAAGATGTTGAAGATGCTCAGCGATTGCTCAATTTGGCATTGGATATTTCAGCTGCCACAGGCAAGCCGCTGGAAGGTGTCGCAAATGCGCTTGGCAAGGCATATGACGGCAATGCAGCTTCCCTCGGTCGCTTAGGTCTAGGCATCGATTCTTCGATCCTTAAATCAAAAGATTTTGATGCAATCTTCAATACGCTGACAGACACATTTGGTGGCTTTGCTGACAATGAAGCTCAAAGCGTTGATAAAGCTTTTGCCCGAATCAAGATCGCTGGCGATGAAATTCAAGAGCAAATTGGTATGGCTTTGCTGCCTGTCATTGAAAGGCTCACCACATATATTCTTGAAAGTGTTGTGCCTGTGGTTCAACAATTTGTGAATGGCTTGACAGGTTCAGGCGGACTTTCGGAAAGTCTGTCAGATTCTGAAAAGAAGGCTTACACATGGGGCGAACGAGTCAAAGCTGTCATGAAAACTGTTGGTGAATTCAAAGAAGAATTGATTGCTGTTGCAGCTGTCATCGGAACTGTTTTTCTTGTGTCTAAAATTCAAGCTGGCGTTGTGGCAACCATTGCGCTGATCAATACTTTGATCAAGGCTTACAACGCATTGAAAGCTTCAGCGATTGTTGCTGGCGTAGCTTCCGCATTTGCCATGAACCCATTGCTTGGCGTTGGTGCAGCTGCACTGGCGGCAGGTGTGCTTTCAGCTGCAAATGCTTTGGCTAATCGATCAAATGGACAAGCTGAAGCACCATCAACAGGCGCGATCCCATATTCATCAGGCTTTGCAGCACCAACAGTTCCGACACCTTCAGGCGGTGGAATGGGTGGCGGTGGCGGTTCATTCTCAGGTGCTGGCGGTGGCGTATCAACAGCGGCAGCTGCCGCAGCTGCGGCGAATGATCAGGTCATCGGCTTGCAGACTGGATCGGCTGAAGCTAAAGGTTTATCTGATGCAGCAAATGCAGCTCGCTTAGGTCTAGGTAACACAACTATCAATCTGACTGTTGTTGGAGCTTATGACAAAGAAGGCACAGCAAGAACGATTGTTGAAACATTGAACAATTCAAGCTATCGCGGCGGCGGTGGCGGTGCTGGGTCATTGGTGATGCTGTGAGCGATTGGTCACCAATTTGGCGTGTTGAAATTGATGGCATTGAAGTCACAAATTCTGTCCTTTCAAATCTAACAATCACAAGCGGTCGGACAAATATTTATGAGCAGCCATATGCTGGCTATTGCAATTTTCAAATCATCACATTTGATTCATCATCAGAAACTTATGGTGTAACTCAAACAATCAGCATTGAAGTGAAAGATTCAACAGGCACATTCATTCCAATTTTTGGCGGATCGATCACTGATATTGCGGTTGAAATTGCTCAGGTTGGTTCAGTGATGAATGCTCAAAGAATCAACATCATTGCCACTGGAGCATTGTCAAAAATAGCTCGAACAACAACTTTGGGTGTGCTGGCAAAAGATTTTGATGGTGATCAAATATATGAAATTCTCAATGGAATTCTCATTAATCAATGGTCTGAAGTTTCTCCAGCTTTAACATGGGGCAATTACAACCCATCGACCACATGGGCAACAGCTGAAAATGCTGGACTGGGTGAAATTGATCGCCCAGGTGATTATGAACTAGATGCCCGAACATCAAATGAAATCAATGTTTTGCAGCTTGTTCAACAGTTAGCGACATCGGGTCTTGGTTATATTTACGAATCCCCGACAGGGGCGATTTCCTATGCAGACAGTACGCATCGCAATTCTTATTTGACAGCAAATGGTTATGTCGAACTTTCAGCAAATCATGCTTTGGGTGTTGGTATTACTACAACAACCAAAATTGGTGATGTTCGAAACAAAATCACATTGCAATACAAATCAGATCAATCATTCGAAGCCACAGATTCTGATCCAACATCCATTGCTTTATATGGTGAGCAAGCTCAAATCATTTCAACTACTTTGGACAAAACTGTTGATGCTGAAGATCAGGCAGCTTTTTATCTTCAGCTCAGAGCTTATCCGCGAGCTAATTTTGAAGCGATCCGATATGAGCTGACAAACTCAGAGCTTGACGATGGTGATCGAGATAATTTGATCAATATTTTCATGGGCATGCCTGTAAGCATCAGCGATCTGCCTGTAAATATGGGAGCAACATTTCAAGGCTTTGTTGAGGGATGGACATTTCAAGCAAATTACAACCGACTCACATTGACCTTGAATGCTTCGCCATTGGCTTTCAGCTTGCAAGCTGTCCGCTGGAATGGTGTCGATCCAGCTAAAACATGGTCAAGCGTGTCGGGAACATTAGACTGGGAAAATGCGACAATAGTCGCTTAACGAGGGGGAAATATGGCAAATCCAACAACAAACTTCGGATGGCAAATGCCGACCAGCACCGATTTGGTGACTGATTTGCCAGCTGATTTTGCTGTTTTTGGTCAGGCTGTTGATACAACAATGGCTGAACTCAAAGGCGGCACAACAGGTCAAATTCTGTCAAAGACATCAAACACTGATATGGACTTCACATGGGTTGCACCAACAACAGGTGACATCACTGGGGTTACAGCTGGCACTGGCATTTCAGGCGGCGGCACATCAGGCGATGTAACAATCACAAACTCAATGGCAACAGCCATCACAACAAATGGTGATCTGATTTATGGCACAGGATCGGGAACATTCACCCGCCGTGGCATTGGTACAACAGGTCAGGTTTTGCGTGTTGCAAGTGGCGTACCTACATGGGAAACATTGCCATCATCAGCACCAACAAGCGCGACAGCTTATGTTGCAACAGCTGAAGGAACAACATCCACTTCATACACAGATTTGGCAACATCAGGCGCGGCTGTAACAATTACAACTGGCACAAAAGCTTTGGTTTTTCTTAATGCACAAGCAAATGCAGATGGTGCAGGTAGATTGGCGGCGGCTAGTTTTGCCATTTCAGGCTCGACAACCTTGGCAGCAAGTGACAAATATTCAATCGGTGTTTATGGCACAACAACTTATGTTCGCGCAGCTGGCGCATGGCTTGTCACAGGGCTCACAGCTGGATCAAATACATTCACAATGAAATACAAAGCTGTTTCAGCATATTGTGATTTTGCTTATCGTCACATCACTGTTGTAGATATGGGGTCATAACATGGCAAAAGTAACCACAAGCAAAGAAATCAATTTGATTCAATTGGATCAAGAATTAGGCGGCAAAGGTCTTTGCATCGATAAAAATGATCCATTGGCAAAAGTCATCACAACAGCTGATGATTCCAATGTGACTCAATCCCAGCTTGAAGCTGCAATTGAAGCTCATGTTGCTGTTTTCACACCACCGACAGTGGCTGAAAAGCTTGCTGCTGCTGGACTAACCATTGAAGAATTGAAAGCTGCATTGGCATGACATATCCAATTGGTACAGCTGCACACTTCATCGATGTGGCTTTGAAAGAAGTCGGTACTGTTGAAGAAGGCGACAATCTGACCAAATACGGCAAATTCACCAAAGCTGATGGCTTGCCGTGGTGTGGATCATTTGTGAATTGGTGTGCAAATGAAGCTGGTGTGAAAATGCATTCTGTGGTTTCAACAGCTTTGGGAGCACATAAATTCAAAGAGGTTTCACGCTGGTCTGATCAACCACAGCTGGGCGATTGCGCCTTCATGGACTTTCCACATGATGGCATTGACAAAATTTCTCACATTGGAATTGTTGTCGGTATCAAACCAAAATCTGTGATCACTATTGAAGGCAATACAAGCGGCACAGGCGATCAACGCAATGGCGGCATGGTCATGATCAAGGAAAGAGAATTCGGTGCTGGGAAGCCTGTTGTGGGCTTTGGACGACCAAAATTCGTGCCGTACAAGGGCGAATATCCTGTCATCGAAGTCAAAGAATCAGCACCAAAACCTTCAAAGGAGAAGAA